TGATTAACGAAGATTTGTTTCATTGGATTGTAGTAGTTTATTTTTTTTTGTTTTGTTAGATTATTATCGGCAGTCCTCAGTCCACCAGACTCTTGCCTCGGTGTCTACCCAGCATTCAATGCCTCTCCTGTCAGCGTAGAATCTGCCAGCTTGCCCAAGCTCGCCATTGTTGTTTTTGTCTGCGTGTGCTTGGCGTTGCTTTCTGTTAGCCTCCCAAGCTGAGTCAGTTGGCCAACAGGTGGCGATCTCCACGCAGTCAACGATCTCGCCTGATTTGTTTTTGAATTGCTTTGTCATGGTAGTAGTATAGCAGTAAGTAAGTTAAACGCAAGGATTATTTTGATTTATTTTAGAGCCAGTCTTGCTCTCTGTTTTGTTCGTGCGCTTTAAGTATGCGCTCAATGGCAGATGCACCTTGTGGGCAGTCGGACTTGATCCAACCAACAAGGAAGCAAAGATCGTCCCGCATTACCTGCGCGGCATTGCGCTCGGTGTGGAACTTGTCGAGATCGGACTTTTTGGTTTCTTTCGTTTTCATGATGTAACTATACCACAGATTAACAGGAACGCAAGTTTTATTTTACTTTTTTTTCACTTTATTATGGTGAGCTTATTAAGCGCACCTGCGACATCACCGAAAAGGTGATTGAGAGGTTGAGGTTGAGATCTTTCGATCTCGTCGATGATGTTGGCTTCATGCCAGACATGACCGCCAGCATCTTCAAACATATCGCCGCCAAGCGGCATCATGTCATTATCTTCTACGAACTTGTTGATTTGATCTTCTGTAATTTTCATGTAGTAACTATAACACAGGTTAAGGTAAAAGTCAAGGGAAAAAGTGTTTTTATTTTGTTTTTTTATTCGCTCTCATGAGCGATGAAGAACCAACCAAGACCTTTACGGTCAACTTGTGCGATCCACTCCTCGCACTCTTCGCGAGTTCCATAGAACTCGTCATCAAGAGAGTAGTTGTGGTAAACAACATATTTATTTGTTTTAATTTCCATGCTGTAAGTATACCACACTTTCACAGAAAAAGCAAGTAAAAAAAACAAAAAAAACATTTTTTTTCTGTAAAAAAAAGACTTGACAAGCCCCCCTATTTCTCAAAAATTTTTAGCGGTTTTTCGCGTTAATGCGGCGGGGGGAGGTATTTATCAATCTGTCAATGACGTTCTTGTGAACCGTTAAACGTAAATGCTACAGCAAACCCCCTCCTATTTCTCATCCCTCAGATAAGCAAAAAAATTCTCATAAACAAAATTGAAAAAATATTCAATGCCCCAAAAATAAACGGTGTCTCTTGACGATATAACAAAGTATGTGCCTTTGATTGCGGGTATCATGTATGCAGTAGTGGGGGCCGCATATTTCATGAAAAAAGATTATGGCTGGGGGATAGTCTGGATTTCCTACGCTACAGCTAATTTTGGCCTTATGGTAGTAGGTAACCAGTGAAACAGGTGTAACAATAACAAATGAGTCTACCTTATAGCGAATTTCCTGTTTACATTAGTGCGGTTGGGTCTTCATCAGTTAATGAATCTCAAGATTACGTTACCGCGACCAATGTAAACGTAAATTACAACACCGCTACCGCTCCCAAAAGAAATCTCGGCAAAAATGTTGCTATCACTGATCAATTTAAATTTTCGGGTCCACTGAGCGCAAGTATATCTGTTTCTTGTATTCTGGAGTCGGGTCAAATGGATGCCTTTCGATTTTTACTAGATGCTAACCAAGATAACTTTGTATGCATAAGAATAGGAAGTGGAGATTATAAAAAGTGTTATGCGAGTAATGTTGGTGTTAATATTGAGCCATTTGCTCCTGTAACCCTTCAGGCTGATTTTGTTTCTTTAGAACCTGCCACGGGTGGGCAAATTACAGGAGATACAAATCCTTACGGGGGAGCTACAATTCCATTGGATAGAGATGATGTGGCATACGGTCATACTGCTACCATCACTGATAGCGCGGGAGTCCTAAACCGCACAAACGCTAAAATGTCTTTTAGCAGAAAATACGACAGAACTCCGACTTTTGAACTTGGTTCGATTAACGCCTCTAAGATGTTGCTAGATGGAGTGGAGCAAGAGTTAACAATTGCTTCTACAGGGCTTAATAAACTTATTGATTATAGTGGAAACAAACTGAACAATGATCTCGTTGTTGGCCTTGTAGGAGTAGGAAACACTACGCTTTTTGATAATGTTGGCAACATGATCAATTTTAATCAGGGTTCTACAGTTCTAACGCAAAGTTACTCTGCACAAGGAGGAGGGGTTGTTGAAACAAGCGCAACAATAAAACAGATTAAACTTTGATTTAAGTGTAACATACTATGTAGTATGGCGCTTAAAAAATTGTCTAATATACAGTTGGAGCCGCACTTCCATCACTCCATCAAATTCAAGCAGAGGGACTTCAAGTTCACTACTCGTCAGCGGCGATTCTTGTCCACCCTTCTGGACCCCGAAGTAAAAATATTCTTCGTTTCTGGTCCAGCAGGATCAAGTAAAACATACATGTCTCTGTATGGATGTCTAAGGCTAATGGCCGAAGACACTGAAAAAGAATTACTATATGTAAGGAGTATTGCAGAAAGCGCGGATAAAGGATTAGGTAGCTTGCCTGGAGATATGGCAGAGAAATTTAATCCATTTTTAATGCCTTTGTATGATAAACTTGAGGAAATTGTTTTTGAAGGTGATACGGCCTTCTTGAAGCAAAAGGGTCGCATTTCCGCTGTCCCTATAAACTTTCTAAGAGGGGCTAATTGGAGCAATAAGCTAATTGTTGCTGATGAAGCTCAAAACTTTACATTCAAAGAGCTAACCACCCTTATTACAAGGTTGGGGGAAGATAGCAAGTTGATTATTTGTGGAGACTTCATGCAAAGCGATATCAATGGCAAAACAGGTTTTGGGGAGATGTTTGATTTATTCTGCGATGAGAGTTCTGTAGAGAATGGAATTCATTCCTTCAAGTTTACTCGTAACGATATCGTTAGAAGCAAAATATTAAAATTTATCATTTCAAAATTAGAAACACATAAGAAAGTGTAATAGTATATGTAAAACAAGAGCATATGTCAACGCGCTAGCGGCGAACAGCTTTTTTTACCATATATAGGACTAGACCTTGTTTATTTTTGAAAAAACGATTTAAAACCATATAAATATATAAGATGGCTCACTTATTTTGTCATAGTTGCGGAACCAAAATTGAATATGCTCACGCCAAACCAAATTTTTGCGGTAAGTGCGGTCAACAGTTAAACGCATCTGTTTCTACCAACACTGCGGCAGAATTACCTGCTCTAGAAAAATCTGTAGTTGTTTCTTCTGATGAAACTGACGCACGGTCAGTTCCTCATATTTCAAACTTCCAAGTTGAATACGATATAGAAAAAACAACGACCACTTTAGGTTCACTAATAGGCGAGTCAGAACCTTCTCCAAAAGAGAAGAGTAGAACTCTGTCTGTTAATGAATTTATTGATGAAAAGAAAAAACAAGGGTGAATATACTTATGAAGATTTTTCTGACATCATAGATGCTGCAATTAAAAAACAGCAGTATAAATGGAGGTTAAGAGCAGTTAGGTGGTTTGACTTTGAAGATGTAGAGCAGATTATAAAATTACATATTGCTAAGAAATGGCACATGTGGGATCAAGAAAGACCCCTTGAACCATGGATAGGGCGCATCATCTCAAACCAGATGCGTAACCTCATAAGGAATCACTACGGCAATTATGTTAACCCTTGTCCAAAGCATCAGTTTGCTGATCATGACCCATCGACTTGCCCAATTTGTTCAAAATGGGAAAAGACCAAGAAGATGGGGTTGGAATTAAAAATCCCTTTATCTACAGAAGACTTTGTTAAAGAGGTTAGGGGGAGGGAATACACAGACTTTGACTTCAATGGCTCTCTAAAGAGGTTGGATATCTATATGGAGATAAAGTTAAGTGAAACTCACTATGTTGCCTATCGGATGCTATATTTCGAAGATAAGACTGAAGAGGACGTAGCGAAATTTATGGGATACAAAATATCCCCACAAAAAAGAAAGCTTGGCTACCGTCAAGTTAAGAACCTAAAGAAAAAGTTTCTAGAGACAGCCTTAGAAATCCTAAAAGAAAACGATATCATAGGAAATGGACCTGAGTGACGAACAGAAAGAATTTTTAAGGGAAAACGCCTCAAGAATTCCAAACCTCATTGATTTAACCAAGCAATGCTTTAAAGACGATTCTTTAGACGGAAGATCTAAAGAGGGTAGGGCTGTTAGAAAGTTTTTAGTAGAAAATGCTATAGAATTTAGAACGACAAGTCGTCCACCAGCAGAAACAATTGAGTTCACGCAGGAACAAACTGAATTTATTTTACAACAAGCCGAGACGGGGCTGTCCTCGCTAGAGATAGCTAGAATTGTTTTTCCAGATCGCAGGGTTTTACCTCTTAGTGCGGAGCAAAGAGCAGTTTTAGCAGAAATTAGAGCAGTTAACCCAGACATTTTGCCGTCTCAAGATAGTGGCGCACTAAGTTCATACATTTCACCTAAGTCTCCCTCCCGAATCATCAAAAAAATCAATGATGCTACAGGATTGGGCTTAGATGAACCGAAACTTAACAGGCAGAAGCAAATTTGTGTCGAAAAACTGGGAACTAACCTTTCGAACTCTAGATTTTTAAAAATTATTAACAATTATCTCAATGAAGAAGATCGAGTCCTCTTTGAGCATGAGTTTATACGTTTAACGTGGGATAAGCCTGATTTGACGGCGGATGAAATTAATTTGTATTTAAATGTGTGCAAAGAGGTAATTAATTTGGAGGTCATTAGTGCTCATCTTAATAAATTGAACAATATGTTCGATCAGGCTGATGAACAGCAAGAAATGTCTATTCGCTTGGCAGAAATTATCAAAGCTAAGAGTTCTGAGTATCATCAATGCGAAACTCGCATCGAGAACTTAACTAAGAAGCTCCAAGGTGATCGGGGTGAGAGGATGAAGAAGATGCAGAAGGAAAATGCTTCGTTTTTATCTATTGTTCAACTTTTTCAAGAAGAAGAAGAAAGAAAGACAATGGCACGGATAGCAGAGATGCAAAAAGAGGCAGTAAAGAAAGAAGCCGAAAGATTAGAAGGAATGGCTGAATGGAAAGCAAGAGTTTTAGGAATTGGTCAGCAAGATGTCATATGATTGCAAAGAGTGTGGCGAGTCTTTTGATTCATTAAGAAGTCTCCACGCACACATAAAGAAACACGGTAAACTCATTGGAGATTACTATGTGGATAATTATGCAAGGAAAGACAAACTAACTGGAGAACTGATCGAGTTTAAAAAATACGATCAGTATTTCGCTGCTGACTTTATCAATAAAAGAAATATGAAAAAATGGTGCAAAACAGCACCACGGTCAGAGGTTAAAGAATATATAATAAAAGCTTTTAAAGAAAAAAAGGAAGCCAAGAGGCTACAGGGGGGACCACCTTCCATTTATCTACAAACAGCAGGATTACCCGATGTAGATCTCTGTAAAGAGGTTTTTGGTAGTTATAGCGAAGCTTGTAAACAATTTGGTATGTTGCCCATGCTTTCGGGGCAACTACCAAATCAATTTAAAAACGATTATTCAGATACACCTATACTGATAGATACAAGAGAACAGAAGCCACTGTATTTCAAGAACTCTGAGTCTTTAAAGTTGGATGTGGGAGATTACGCTGTTGGAGGAGATTTATATGACTATACATTCGTGGATAGGAAATCTTACCAGGATTTCTGCGCTACAGTGACAAATGGCTATGCGAGATTTGTAAAAGAGTTAGAAAGGTGTAGATCTATGGGATGCGCCTTATTTATAGTTGTGGAAACTGCATTCGATAAGATGTGGGCCAACAATAGAGCGGGGTATAAGAAATTTAATTTAGATTACGTTTATCACAGAATGCGCGAGATACAGGCTGAGTATTCAGATTGTTGTCAATTTGTGTTTAGTGGCTCTAGACGTAAAAGCGAAGAAATCATTCCCAAAATTCTTGTTTTAGGAAAAAAACTATGGGCAGTAGATGTCCAATATTTTTGGGATAAACAACTTAAAGAAGATGGCTTGGGAAACAGGAATACAAAAGCTCCACAGAGAGTTCAAGGATATAAATCAAGAGATCACCGAAAAAGAGGGGTATTTAGAGGAAACTGAAGCAAAACTTTTGCTTTATAAGTTTCTTAGGGAAAATCCTTCTTTTGCCTGTGAACTATTTACTGGGGTAAAGCTATTCCCCTTCCAGCACATGGCTATTAAGGCCATGATGGAGTCTGACTATTTTTTGGGCATATGGAGCCGTGGAATGTCCAAAAGCTTCTCTACGGGCATTTTCGCGCTCTTAGACGCTATTTTAAATCAGGGTGTTCAGATAGGTATTCTGTCTAAGTCTTTCAGGCAGTCAAAGATGATCTTTAAAAAGATAGAAGATATATCAAAAAGCCCCAAAGCAACCTTTTTCTCTCAATGTGTTACAAGAGTCTCCAAAATGAATGACGAATGGGTTATGGAGATTGGTCAAAGTAGCATCCGTGCTCTTCCACTTGGTGATGGTGAGAAACTTAGGGGTTTCCGTTTCCAGCGAATGATTATTGATGAGTTACTTCTCATGCCCGAGAAAATTTACAACGAGGTTATTATTCCATTCCTTTCTGTGGTGGAAAATCCCACTGAGCGTCAAGAGGTATACGATTTAGAAACGCAGATGATCGAGAAGGGTAAAATGAAGGAGGAGGATAGAAGGCGCTGGCCAAACAACAAAATTATTGGTTTATCTTCTGCCTCTTACAAATTCGAATACCTTTATAAGATATATCAGCAATATGAGAGCTTGATTCTCAATGAAAACAATCAGGATGGAGCACATAGAACGGTTATGCATTTTAGTTATGATTGTGCTCCCGAGCAACTTTATGATCAAAACCTTATAAGCCAATCCAAGGCCACAATGAGCGATTCTCAGTTTGAAAGGGAATTTGGAGCGATTTTTACAGATGACAGTTCAGGATACTTCAAAGTAAGCAAGATGGCCGCTTGCACTATTCCAGATGGAGAGGGGCAATCTGTAGAGGTAGTGGGTAACCCAAAGGATGAGTATATTCTAGCATTTGACCCTTCTTGGTCTGAAAGTGAAAGTTCTGATGATTTTGCAATGCTTGTGATAAAACTGAACCGCGACACTAGAAAAGGAACAGTGGTTCATAGTTACGGATTATCAGGAGCTAATTTAAAAACACATATTAAATATGCCGCTTATCTTCTCACTCATTTCAATATTGTTGCCGTGGTTGGAGACTACAATGGAGGAGTTCAATTTCTTAATTCCTGCAATGAAAGTGATATCTTTAAAAAGAAAAACTTAAAACTTGGGGTGATTGAGGCAGACTTAGATAAGGTTCCCGACTATGAAAAGAATTTGAGAAAGGTTAAGAATCAATACAATTTAACAACCAAAAATATAGTTTTCCTGCGGAAGCCCACCTCTCAATGGATACGAAATGCAAACGAGCAACTTCAAGCTGCATTTGATCACAAGAGGATATTTTTTGCAGGAGCAGCGATGAATGATGATTACAATATTCAGCGTAAATCGAATGTTCCAATTAAAGAATTAAAATTCATTAGAAATGACCCAAACGAAAAAGGACCAGCGGGAGCGAGAATGATTGACTTTGTGGAGCATCAAAAAGATATGATGGATCTAATCAAGGTTCAATGTGCTCTTATACAAATTACAACTTCTTTACAGGGAACCCAGAGTTTTGATTTACCCCCCAACTTAAGAAAGCAGAGTGGTGCGGATAAAGCCCGAAAAGACTCTTATTCTGCCTTGGTTTTAGGTAATTGGGCAATGAATGTTTTTTATGATATGAACTCTGAAGATATCGGCAACATTCAGTCCACATTTACACCAATGTTCATTTCTTAACTTTTAAAAGTTGAAAGTTAACTTTGCGGTGTAATATGGATTATATCCATGGCTAAAAGAAAATACACCAAACGATCTGAATATTGGAATAAGTTTGACCCTAAGGATCATCCGTCAAGACCCAGTGAAAATGAACCTACCCCAGAACTTTTAGGGGAGCCTTTTTATACTTCTGACGCTTCTTATGGTGAGGTTTCCAAAGCCAGAAGGCAAGCTTTAACCGATACGGGCTTTAAGGGTTCAAGAACAAACCGAGCAGCGTATCGCAATCTTAAGGATAGGTTTTCAAGCATTCGTGTTGGAATGCTTCCTTATGAATATGCTGCTGATGGGGTTACTTGCAGGGATGCTATTGAACTTTGCCAGAAAGCATATGCGAATGTAGCAGTTTTTAGAAACGCTATAGATATAATGTCGGAATTTACTAATACCGATATTTATTTGGAGGGAGGAACAAGAAAAAGTAGGGAGTTTTTCTATGAATGGTTTAAAAGAATTAATATTATTAACCTAAAAGATCAATATTTTCGGGAATATTATAGGAGTGGTAATATATTTTTATATCGAGTGGACGGCAAGTTTAAGGCTGATGACTATGCAAAACTAATGAATCAGGTGGGGTCTATTAATCCTTCCACAAACAAAATTCCCTTAAGGTATGTATTGCTTAACCCTTATGACATTATTGCCACTAGAGCTACGACCTTTGTAAACGGAGGTGCATACAAAAAGGTTCTATCCGAATATGAGATAGCAAGACTCACCAGTCCACAAACAGAAGAAGATTTAAGTATTTTTGAAGCTTTAGAGCCAGAAGCTCAAAGATCAATAAGAGATGGCTCTTATTCCAAAAGAGGCATACAGATAAATCTAGACCCAGCAAAACTTTCTTATTCTTTTTATAAGAAGCAGGACTATGAGCCATTTGCGGTTCCGTTTGGATTCCCCGTGCTAGAAGACATTAATGCCAAGCTGGAATTAAAGAAAATGGATCAATCTATTACCAGAACCGTGGAAAACGTAATTTTACTTATTACCATGGGCGCTGATCCTGAAAAGGGAGGAGTCAACCCTAATAATATGGCGGCAATGCAAAACCTGTTTAAAAACGAAAGTGTGGGGCGAGTTTTAGTTTCCGATTATACCACAAAGGCAGAATTCATTATTCCTGAACTTAATTTAGTTCTTGGTCCAGAAAAATACCAAATCCTAAATGATGACATTAAACAGGGGCTTCAAAACATTGTTGTAGGAGAGGAGAAGTTTAACTCAACCCAAGTAAAAGCTCAGATCTTTATTGATAGATTACAGGAGTCTAGGTATGGCTTTTTAAATGAATTTTTAAACAGGGAAATCAAAAGAATAGCTAAAGATCTAGGTTTCCGTTCATGGCCAGAGGCTAAAATGAAAGATATTGATATGAGGGATGAGGTTCAACTTATGAGGGCATCTACTCGATTAATGGAATTGGGAATTATTACCCCCAAACAAGGAATGGAAATGTTCCATAATGGTAGATTTCCTGAACCAGATGAGCTTGAGAATGCTCAGAAAGACTTCTTAGAAGAGAGAGAGCAAGGTTATTACAATCCGATAGTGGGAGGAGTTCCCGTTATTGCTCCTGCGGGTGGAGAAAAGAATGGGCCTCGAAAAGAAGCAGGAAGACCAGAAGGAACTACAGATATACCTCTTGCAAATGCAAAATATTCCAGAGCTAATATTCAGCAAACTATTTATGATATAGATAGCCTTATTCATGAGGCTAAGGCTCAATTAGGTAAAAAATTAAAAGTAAATGAGCTTACTGATGATCAACAAGAGATGGCTAGTAATCTTTGTGAATCAATTGTCTGTTCTCAGCCCAAAGAATATTGGGGAGAAACTCTAGAATCGTGTGTAAAGGATTTTAACGAAATAGAAAATTTAGAGACTTTGAAAGAAGTTTTAGATATTTCTGCCGAACACACTTTAGAAACATATCCATCAGCCATTTTATATCATAGCCATGAAAGAGAGTAACTCCCATATCGAAGTATCTATTTCTGCTGAAGAAATTGAAGCAAAACTAGACAAGAAACAATACGACAAAATTGATAAAAAAGAACTCAAGCAAGACACCAAAAAGGAAAAGGTCGAGCATGAGAAGGACGCTATCAAGGATGATAAGAGTAAAATTAAAAAACTAGATAAGGGTGCTCCTTCAGAAAAGAAGGATGCAGAGAAAAAGGCTTTGAAGAAAGACATGAAGTTCGATAAGGACTCCAAGAAAAAAATGGAGGGCGAAAAAATCAAGCCTAAAAAAAGCTACGCTCAAATGCTCACAGACATTGCTGCGGAGAGATTTGGTAAAAAAAAAGAAGTGAGCTAAAAGATAGTGATTTTCTTGATCCTAAAAGAAGGTCTTTTCCAGTTCTGTCGGCTGAAGATGTAAAAAATGCCGTAAGTAGTTGGGGGAGATACGAGGGATCAATGAGCTTTGAAGAGTTTAAAAGTAAACTTATTAAAAGAGCTAAAAAAATAGGCGCAGAAAGTGCTCTTCCCAAAAGCTGGATGGAGAAGAAATAATGGATTACAAGTATACAACTACATTTGATTGCCCATTGTTGGCTTGTGAGATTAATGAAGATTCTTTAATTTCCAAGGCATCTCTTGAAACTTTAGCTCCTCTTATTCCTAAAGATATTGATTATGATAGCAATATGGATTTGTTGGGAGTTGCGTTTAATGCCGCTGTAGTCAACAAGTTTAATAAAAATGGAGACGGTATGGATACTTCTACCGCTCTAAAGTATACAGATAATTTTGTTCATAAACCCACAAACATTGAGCATGATAAGCAAAAGGTCGTAGGGCATATTGTTTCGGCGGGATACAGTGAATTTGGTAGTAATCGTCTTTTGTCTTCTGAGGAAGCTAAAATAACAAACAAACCCTTCAATATTGCTCTGGGTGCTGTTTTATATAAAACTGTTAATCCAAACTTTACACAGCTTGTTGAAAAGTCCCTTGATCCAGAAGATAACGCTTTTCAGAAAGTGTCTGCAAGTTGGGAAGTGGGCTTTAATGATTTTGTTTTGGCTATAGGAAGTGATGTTTTAAGTGAAGCTAAAATTGTAAGCGACCCTGATGAAATAATGGAATTAGAGGGTTATTTGAGGAGTTATGGGGGGTCGGGAAAAACTGATGATGGGGAGAGTATTTATCGCTTAATTCAGGGGGATATATATCCACTGGGGATTGCTTATACTTTAAATCCCGCCGCCGAAGTTAAGGGTCTATATGGAGAAACCCCCGAAAAGACTAAAGTTTTTATAAATGATAAGCGCGATAAAATTTCACAAAATAATAATTTAAATGTAAACAACCAAAAGAACATCATTGATATGGAACTTGAACAGACTCTTAACGAACTAAAAGACCTTCTTTCTGAGAAGAAATTCTCTAAAGAAGCTGTTGCCAACATGACTGATACTTTTGCAGATGCAATTCGTCAACGTGACGAGCAGTATCGCAAGGATATCGAGGCAGAGCGGCTAGCTAAAGAAGGTAAAATCAAAGAACATGAGGATCTCAAATCTTCTGTTGCTGAACTTGAAGAAAAGCTTGGTGCTGCCAATGAGCGCATTTCTCACTTTGAAAATGAGAAGCGAGCAGAGGAAGCTGTAGCTGCTTTTAATCAGCGCATGGAAGAAGTTGATCAAAAGTTTGAACTTGACGATCAGGATCGCGAATTTCTTGCATCTGAACTTAAGAGTCTAGAGGATCAAGAGGCTTATGAAGCATTCGCTTCCAAACTTGAAGTCCTGTGGAAACACAAGAACAAAGAGGTTCAAGCTGAGTTTGATGCTCAAATCCAAGCCCGTATTGATGAAGAAGTCGCTAAAAGGGTCTCTAATGCTTCTACCGAGGAAGTAGAAGTTGAGGAAGCCTTAGATGCTGCTGAAACCACTGACGCTCCCGTAGCAAACTCCAATGAGGCTGTAGCTTCGGAAGAGCCTAGCTTGCGTGAGAAGTTTCAGTCTGCATTTTCACGCGACAACATCGAAATTTCTTAATTATTTAACTACTAACCATTATGGCACTACGAATTCTACCATTCAGACAATACTCTGATCACGATGTCGTAAATCTCTATTCCGTTGAAGATGAGATGATTTGCGATAGCACTACCTCCTCAGACTCCGCTCAAGGTGACGCTGGCGTTTTTGTGAAGGTATCAGACGGTAACTTCGATAACGATCCCGTAACTTACCAAACGAACTCTTATCTGGGTGATACCAGTTATCCGTTCCTTGGGACTACGGAGATGTATCCGCAAGTTAATCTTAAAATTACAGGCGCTAAAGACGAAGATCACGCTATTGGCATGACTCTTTACCAGACCGCTAAAAACGATGAGAACGGCGAAAAGCTACTCTACAACCCACAGAAGCAAGAAGAGCTTCAAGCTATGCTCCCAGGCCAAGCTGTTCCAGTCCTTACTAAAGGGATTGTTACTTTAAGTTCTGATGCATTTGATGGACCTCTTACTGACTATGCCCCAGGAAATAGAATCAAGCTTTCTTCGAATGTTGGCAAAATTACTGGTTTTACCACTGTTTCAGCCACCACTATCACTACTGGTGATCTAGTCGATGAGGATAAGGTCTTTGGCCATGTTCTTGGAACTGGAAAGCGCTCTAATGTCGGAATTACTACAGATCAATTCTCTGGTAATTATATTGTTGTATCGTTTGATTGTAACTAATTTGAGAAAGGATTTTTATTATGAATATTACTTTAAAAAGAACTCCAGAGCAGGTCGAGCTTGTAAAAGCTATGGCTTCACGCAATCGTAACGTTGCATACGAGGCTCAGGTTGCACTTGCTGAATTCATCGGACCAGTTTTGGCCGAAGTTCTCAACAACGCTCCAACGGTGAGCAATCTGTTCCAATCACTTCAATTTGATGCTGATGACAATCCAAGCATCCCTCTTGATCTCTACTACAACATCGCTGACGAAGATTACGTCAGGGTTTGGAGTCAGAATCATGCAGGTGGTCTTCCAAGTAACCAAGTGCTGCCAACCGCTTCTGAATTGAAGCTGGCTACTTACAGCCTTGATACTGCGGTTGATTTTGATCGCCGCTATGCTGCCAAGAGCCGCATGGACGTTGTGGGTAAAACTTTTACTCGCGTAGCACAAGAGATTCTTCTTAAGCAGGAGCGCACTTCCGCTACTTTGCTTATGACTTCTCTTGCTAATGCTTCCATTAAAACTTCTCCACTTCTTAGTGATTATCAGGTGATGGCTAACGCTGTTGAAGAG